TATCCTCGGATCTCACTGGGTTTTTTATTACTAGGTCAGAAGTGTAATAACTTCAGCGGGAAGAGGGAGGCGACCTTCAGTTGAAGGTGTTGCGCCATAAAGAATAGCTTCGAGAGCAGCCAGGTTAATTTCGTCAACTGTAGTGGAATCGATCGTGAGGATAGATACTGGTTTGTAACTGGCAACGGCAACTGGTGTAGTAGTGATTTCCCAAGAGAAGGTGATCGGTTCTGGAGAATCATTAATGGTTTTATATGCCTTCTCAGAAGGAGCAGCGAGACAACCATAGACCAAGTGAAGTTTGTAACCGAGACTATTACCAGAAATATCGTTACCCATGACAGTACGATAAGCTAAACCAAACTGCTTACGATCCTGCTGACCAAAAACCAGACCAGGAAGGGGTTCGACTGAACCATCACAAACGCCAAATTCCGCAGGATATGTAAAGGCTTCAATACTTGCGCTGAATTCCTCAAGTGAGATCAGGTTCAGATATTTGGTATTGTCAGCGTACTGAGCATTCGCTTCAGCGCCAGATGGTTTCTCGGAAACACTGATGAGACCATTCCAGGCATAACCTTTAGGATATGTACCAAGGGCGCTATCGATCGGATAAAGTACACCGTGATCGAGACCGGTTTCGTAGAAACGCTTACCGCTTGCGTCCCATGTAATTTTTTGCGTCATATGTATAACTCCTGTTTAGAAGAAAAGACTGAAAACATCATGATTAAGTTGGTCTACCGTATAGTAGGTTTCAAACGTACATTTTTGTAGAGCAGCAATTTTGCGTCTAGTAACATTGTCCGGGTTAGGATCAATTATAGTTACTTTGTATTGTTCATCATAAGAATATGGATTATTATCTGCAAATTTTGTTCGTGCTGCTTTACGTTCATAAATAATACACGGATATACTATCTTAAACGTTGGCGGAGGTTGAAAATATACGCGGTTAAAACCTGCTACATTCTCCAGAAGAGTTTGTAAGGCAATTCTATCACCCATTATAAACACCTCCAACTGATAAAATGAGACGGGGTCGCTGGACTTCAAAACTTGTAATCTTCCAAGCGACACCCATCCATTTGACATACTGCATTACTTTGACATTCTCGTAGGCAAAGGCATCAGCTACAATACTGAACTGATTATTAACGTTCAAATTCTCATTGAGATTCTTACCAGTTTCCCAACGTCGAGTATCACGTATAATGTCTCCCATGTATCTGCGTTCAGTAGGTACATTAGTCCAAACGCCAGGAGCAGTTTGTTCAGATATGACGTAGCCTATTAGCCCATCAAACTTTGCCATAAGAATCTCCTTTTACGGACTTATCCCGCAGTGGTAACCTGTTCAATAACGATGGCAGAATAAGGAACAGACAACGCACCAGACATGCGAGTTTCGATCAAGAATTTCTGTTGGTTAAAGTCAATATCGAAATCGTCGAACAGGGAGACTTCGCCACCCTTATCGGCACCAACAGTGTAGTCCTTGAGATTGACGATAATAGCGCGGAGAGCCAAAGTGCGAGCTCCACCAACAGTAACGTCGCGAGTAACACCGTTCATAACAGGAACTTCAACGATCTTTCCAACGCGAAGAACAGTTTCCAATTCGCCCAAAGTAGCGTAAAGGCGGCGATTGGTGGTGTCTTTCAGCAGTAACATATCATTGAGGAAGCCAGTAGTAGTGTACATGGTCGGGTTACCAGACCCACCATAATTCTCGCGAGAGCGAAGGACAGCTTCAATGAAATCTTCGGCATCTTTGGCTTCATCAAGTTCGACTTTGATAGAGTACAGAGCATCGTCAGTATAGATCGGGCGGATGTTCTCATCGTTAATATGATCAATTGAAGCACCATCGCGACCGTCACCAATAAGGATTGCACGAGCAGCTTCCTCATCCAACATAGCGCGCATCTCGCCTTTCAGCCAAGTAACGACGTTGAAATCGGTGATGTCGGTAATATCATCCCGATCCAACTTTTGTTTCTTGTAGATGGTGGTTGGGGTTGTGGTGCGGCGAAGCATTTTGATAACTTCGTCTTTCTTCAGGTTACCCTTAATATAACCCTTAGCGCGGGCTTCTTCTTCAGTGATATTAGCGACCAGAGATTTGATGCGGGAGAACGGAGTGTGGTAGGTACCAGAGAGAACACCAGCGACCCAGTCCATTCGGCGCTGAATCATCGACGGAGCACCAGCAACCGCACGAGCATCTGGGAACATGTATTCGGGGTGATCAATACCATAGGCATCGACGTGCTGTAGGAAGGAATCCTTGAGTGAGCCATAACGAACGGCATCAGCGATAATTTCGCTAGTTTGTTCGTGGGTCAAGGTGTTCTCTTCTTCGGCGAGCTGGGACTTGTCAAAAACATTATGCTTCATTGCGTTATCTCCTGAATTTGTTGCAGATTGGGCGGCGGAATTTGAGGCCTGATCCATTGCTTCGGCGATCATGGCATATACAACGTTCTTTTGTTTTTCGCTGAGAGTGTTAAAAACATCTCCAACAGTTTCGTCTGGATTAGACGTATCATCGGCCTGAGCCATAGCACCATCAGCCTGAGCCATAGTACCATCTGATCCAGCAGCCTGATCGAGGGCTTCAGCGATCATAGCATAAACAACATTTTTCTGCTTCTCGCTGAGGGTATTGAAGACATCGCCAACGGTTTCTCCATCGGTTTTGACATCGGTAGCCGTTGCGTCAGCATGTGTTAATTCTTCCATTTTGATTGCCTCGTTGGTATAGATAACGGCATCTTCGGCGGATTCGTCTTCACTGCCGTCACCGTGTGCAATTGTCATGTTGTCAATCCGAGCTCCTGGATTAGCACCAGCAAGAACGAGACTAACTTCACGAATAACGCCATGAATAACGCTCTTAGCCTTTTCAGCCAATTGGTTGGCATAAATCGACAACGCAGTAATGTCACCGTGCTGGACTAACATTTTAGCGTGCTGACCAGCTTTGGTTTCGTTGAACTGAGCATAAACATATACGCCATCTTCACGATTTTCGAGTAATGCATGACCGAGAATGTTCTCAGCTTCGTTATGAAGATGTTGCCAAACGAGAGGAACAACCAACCCGTTTTGATGTTTGAATGCGTCTTTGAGAATAGTGCGCCCATCGCTGCATTTCAAATTGTTCTTAGTGGCGTATCCACTAAAATCGTATGTTACTTTGTCTGCCATTTGATGTTCTCCTTTTATGGCTATCAAAAATTTTACAAAGTGCTAATTGGTTTTTCACCAAAACTAATTGGCGGGGGAGGCTGTTGAGCAGAATCGGTTGCAGGTACGTTCAGGTTTTTGTTTCTCAGCTCGTCTGCACCTTTTGCTGCACTTGGCTTGTAACCAATGATTGCACGGAATTCGTTCGAAGTCATAACTTCGTTACGAGTAAACTTATCTGCCAACTCGGCCAGATCTTTCGCAGGAACAAGTCTAAACGGATCGGGAAAGAAGGTAACTGCTTGTCCTTGTGTACGAGCGGTTTTACTAAGAAAGGTACGATGCATCTCTTCTGTTATTGCTGAGAGAATCGGTTTAATAGTTCTATTGTAGTAATTTAACATCGTTTTCTCGTCGGCCGTACCATCTAAAATGGTCTCGGTTATGCCTAATTGGCTGTATAGCATGGCCGTTAGATATTCGACTTGCTTCATTAGATTATTCTCGATAGGACGATTCAATTGAGTGATCTTTTCTGTTCCATCAGTATAACCAATACCATATTTTGAATTGGTTAGTTGATCTACCAGATCCTTACGTCTTACTTCAGCTTGACGCTTTCTCTCATCAGTTTTAATAGCATATGGCAACTGTATAATCAGATCGAGTTTACCAGAACTACTTTGCTCGTCAATAGCATCGAGCAAGTTTAACTTACGAGTTAGTCGTCGAAGAGTCGAATTTGGTCTGTTCATTACGGCGTAAAGTGGATTCTCAATAAGGGCAGTAATGGTTTTAGGAACAATTATTTCTTTTTTTAAACCATCGCGATCGTCATAAAGATTTACTTTTACACTGGTTGGAAACCATTCTAACACTCGTGCGGTTCTCATTGTAAGAATATCGTAAGAACTTGATGCGTTTGGATTGTTATCAGTATCAACTGGAACAATTGCAACACAACCTTCATCGAACATAGACATGACAATATCTTGTATTAATGCTCGACCTGTTTGATCTATATTTGCTTCGACACCTAGACAATTGTTGAGGCCCGAGTTCAACGTCTCTAAGTATCGACCTTCTCCGTCCATACGAATATGGCGTATATTGATGCTGGCTACATCTATAGCTACCCGATTATAGATAGCCGCAGTCAAAGATTTTTCCGTTCCAGGACTTAATCGAGTTCGATCTGGTCTATCTCCGTAACTACTAGAACCAAATATGGGTGGATTGGTGTTGGTAGGATCTCTATTTAGAAATGTATTCCAAGCATTTTGAACTCTCGTTAATATTGATTGGGCCATTACATATCACCTCCTTTTTAAAATACTAGTTTTCCGTATTAGGCCACATATTTTTCTGTATCATTCTTCTACGGATTTATAAGAGCTTGGAAATATCGGCTAAATATAGTTTGTTCAAAAGGAGACTGGTACAAATATTCTGCCGAATTTACAAAATTTTCACCAGGCATTGGTTTTATACTAAAGGCTGCTGATCTCATTTTTGATTTTGTTAAAAGTTCAGTTGTTTCGTGGATAACGGATTTAGAGTTAAGAAGTATTAACGGGGATCTTGTTAGTCGTCCGGCATCATTATCATCGATAATGGCATTATATCCTAAACGTTTTACTTCTTCAAAATATGCTTTTGTTACTCTATTTTCTTTATCACAAAGATATAAAGCAACTTGATTGTATTTCTTTCGAGCAAGATCGATAGATTTTCCACTGTCGGTAAAATTTGAAAATGATTTTTTTATATCCGAATTTTTTTCAAAGACTGTGGCTAATATTTCTAATCTCTTTTTTTGTGATGGAGATTTTATTTCCGAAATTGCTTTCATCGTCATCTGATAAGATTGTGGGGTATCTTTCAAACCCCCATTTATTTT